TGCTAAATTGGAGCATTTGAATCCTATATCTGGTGATTATGCGGTTCTCGACGTGCAAACCAAACATGGTTTGTTTCGGAATATTGGTAAAGTCGGAGAGTATAATTCCATCTCTGTTCCTGCCAAGACTTTCGATGCCGTGAAAAGCGTTGTGAGCACATCTAGTGTCAATGTAGGTAATGCTACCATCATGTCGTGGGTATCTGACCGCCATGGTGCTAGCATACTATGTGAATTCTTCAGATCCAATCAATCCATCAAACCAGCCTTAATTTATCCTGCTGAGGCTGGTGTTAAGAAATTTCAAATGATCAAATCACCAAGTGAGTTTGACCCTGATAATGATGGCTTGATGGTTGCGTTTATGTCTCCGATTTTACCCAATGCATATGTCCCAGATAAGTCTAGGAATAATGAGAAATTTGCTATAAAGGGTAGAGTTTCTGATCCCCAAGAGGATGCTAGTTCGTTGGAGCGAGATGAAGCACCAACGAAATTTCTCATGCAAGCCATGCAGGAATTTCTAGAGATGTTAATACCAGAAACTATTCGTGAAACTATGCACCCAATGGAAGTTGAAGATGTGTACCAAAGGCAAAATAGGCCTTCTCAAATTTCTTTGTTAGAGCGTAGCGACGCAGATGTCGCTAAGAAAGAGTGCTCTACGTTTTTGAAAGCTGAACCGTACCAGAAAGTCAATCACCCCCGAATTATAACCACCTACAATACAGTGGTTAAGAGAGAATATTCGCGATTCATTTATAGATTGGCTGAGTACATTGCTTTATTCCCTTGGTACAGTTTTGGGAAGACCCCATTGCAAATCGCCGAAGCCGTTGCCGACATATGTATCAAATGTAATGTCGGTATTAATTGTGCTGACGCTGAACGAATGGATGGTCATGTGCGTGAATTCCTCCGAATGTTTGAGAAAGCGATACTTATTCGTAGTTTTCATCCAAGTCTCCACATTTCGGTTGTTGAATTGCACCAATCCCAATATAATTGTGATGCCAGAACAAAACAGGGCATTAAATATAAATTGTTGTTTCAGAGAGGAAGTGGATCTCCTGAGACTGCTATATTTAACACAATTATTACCAAATTTATTGATTATTTTGCCCGAAGGTTAGCCGGCGTTGATCCAGAGACTGCATTTAATGCGCCTGGTCAATTCGGTGGTGATGATTCAATTGCTGCGCAGATATTACCAAATTCTGTTGGCTCTGAATTTATTGTCCGTGCTGGAAAAGCTGTAGGTCAAAGGATTGTTGTAGATGTGTTTAAGCGTGATGAACCTGGAGTAAATTATTTGTCACGATTTTTCCACCAAGAAGTATGGGATGGTGATAATACCAGCACTTGTGACTTAGCAC